TTTACATCAGCCATTTTTTACCACCTTCACATTTTTGCCCATGGTTGCAAAGGCTGCTGCCATTTGTTCTGCAGTTGCAGGTTTGTTTTTTTCACCCAACCAATCAGGAACAAAATCAGAAAGCTTATATTTAGTTGAGGAATGGCAAGCTATTTGTGTATGCTGCACCATGCCCAACAAATAATCCAACCTACTATCCCCTATTGGTTCAATTCTCGAAAAAGCAACCCATTCCATGAATTCAGAATGGCTTAGATTTTCTTCCAATTCCCCAACAGTTTTTTTGAGATGCCCCGCTAATCTAAAAAGAAATAGCCTAGGGGCATCTTCCCTTAGTTTTTTTCCGCATCCTCAACTGCCCCTGCACCAATCCGATTAATTTTTAATATTGCATCAAAGATTTTTTCTAAAATTGTAGCTGGCAATTTATTCACATCACCAATATCTGATTCAGAAAACAAAGCTGAACCATCTGCATTGCAACAACCCTTAATTAGCATCCTTGCTCTTAGGTTATCAGGGGTTTTTCCTTTGCCCCTTGCAGCATTGAAATCTGCATCAATAGAATCTCTTTCACCAACTGTAAGGGATCTCACCCAAACAGATCCTTCCCATTCTGGAATTACGATTTCTTGCCTAGGCAAAGAATCTTTTTTAGAAAGGATCTGCAATCTATCTAAAGCCATAACTAAAACTCCTTTTAATCTGCATAATAACCATTACCACTGATTTTAACAGTGAATGAACACTTAACAAGTTCATCGCCTACACCTATAGAAGATATAGAGTATCCAGAAATAATTCCTTGCATAGTGTAAGTTGCACTATTAGGTGCAGGAATTGTTACAACAACTGCAATTTCTGTTCTTGCCCAAGCCATTCCAGCCAATGCATCAAAATCAGCTTTTTCAAAATTAGCTTCAAAGCTAGCTTCCCCTGCATCTTCCAAACCTGCTTTAAATGTATGGGCATGGGTATTCCCAACATCTGCAAGATTGGTGGTTTGAATTGTGCCAATTTTAATTTGGGCTGGGGTAATTGAAATCGCTTCTCCAATTGCAGTTCCGCCAACTGAAATTGTGGTTCCGTATGTTGCTTGAATTGCCATGGCAAAAACTCCTAAGTAAAAGTTGTAACAGATTCTGAAAAGGTAACTATCAAATCAACTGTTGCCCTGTGGGTTCCAGATTCCAACGCAGATTCCAAATCCCACCCAACAGATTCGTTATCCAGCCTTGCCATAAAAATATTTGTGGTATCCCAAGTTCCTTGGAAACCATCAAAAGCAAGTCGGATTAGTTCAACAATTGTTTCTGCTTGCACCCTAGTTGCTGCAAAGATATCTAGTTGCAGGGTTGCAGTTACCACCCCAGAAGATTTAAGCAGGGTTAATTGCCTGTCCACCCCTGTTTTTTCATAAACTAAACATGGCAGGGTTACAGATTGCGGTGCTGTATCAGGGTAAATTCTTGAACCTATTACATTGGTAATATTAGCAACACCAGAAATATAATCATAAAAAGCTGATTCAATCATTTTGCACCCTTAGTTTTTTTTATTCCCAAGGTTGATATAATCTCTTTCATCTTTTCTGCAAACCGATTGAAGATTTCCCCACCCATTGATTCTAAAGCTGGATTCATAAATGGTTTGGCAGTTGCGCCTGGATGTTGATAACTGCTTGGCTTTACCTGCCTTTTGGAACCTTCACGCAAAGGGCCAACAAAAGTTGTTAATTTGGCAAGTTTCTTTGGTTGGATAGAATGGCTTGCTGCGCCTCTTTCAAGTAAATGGGCATAGTGTATTGGATCAAATCGCCTTCCAAATTTAGTAACCGATTTGCCCAACTTTGGCCCAACCAAACCTTGAATAACTTTATTTTTACCCCTGCCAAATTTCTTTGCCTTTAAACTGATGGATCTTTTCAAAGCTCCGGTTGTGGTTTTGGTTTTGCTAGGGGCATTAGATTTAACTTTTTCTTGCAGGGGCTTCATGGCATAGCGCATTGCAGCAACCAACTTGCCATCTTTTTTATTACTGGTTAACTGCTGAAATACATCAACCAATTCATCTAAACCTTCAATGGATACTTTGCCCTTGGCAATCAAAACTGATTTGTTGAATTTTCCCATTAGGTTACAACCTCAAGGCAATCAACCTGCATGGTTCTATTGTCATCATCAATATTAAGAATGGCCAATATGTTTAAAATCCTTGCACCAATTTTAATTCTGTGATGATGGCTAAAACCTGAAAGGAATCTAATTAAAACCCTGTGGGTTGTTTCTGGCCTAACAGCTTTTGCAAAATAAGCTTCCCTTGAAGATAAGGATTTAACAGAAGCTGAAACTGTGTAATCAGTTGACCATGCCAAAACAGGTTGCCCCATGGCATCATAGGTTGTGCTTTTGCTTTGCAGTTCAATTCTAGTATTAAGGTTTCCAGCTTTAATGATAAACCCCATTGGTAAACATATTTATGATTGAACTTACTGCCAAAGGAACCTCTGATAATGAACCCTCAGTAACTGCTTCCCTGTTTTCGTAAAGATGGCCAACATAAAATTTGATGCCATGCTTTAATAATTCTGGAACTGCTGCAGCATTTACAAAACCTGCAACATAAGTAACTTCAACTGCATTCATTATACCTGCTGTTTCTGGCCAAGAATCATCCAGCAATGGCATCAACCTTGCAGGGCCAGAAGCTATATCTTCTTGCCAATCTGCAACATTCTGTTGATCCTCGTTTGAATCCCAATAAACAATTTCAGTAACAGATTGGATTGGCCCCTTGGGAAGATATAAAACATCTTCAAAGTTATCTAATGATAATTTTAAAGTGGTTGAAGAAATGGTTATTTCACACATTTTTTCAAAGTAACTTCTGGCAGCAGTTATGCAAAGATTCAAATAAGTATCATCATCTGAATGATCAATCCTTAGATGGCTTTTTGCCTGTGCCAAGGTTATTGGTTCTGTTGATGGTTGGGTTACTACTGTTACTATCCCCTTGAGTTCCATTTTCTCTTACCTCTGGGGTAATTTTGGAAGTTGCTTTTTCTTTGGCTGGTGGTGATGCAGGTTTGGAATAACCAATCCTGCACCATTCTGCACCAACTTCGTCTGGTACATCTACTGTTTTACCTCTGTTGGTGTTATCCCAAGCAGAGGCAACAGATATAAGCATTGTTATTTTCATTATGATGCTGCCATTAATAGCGACCAAACAGGGCTGTAAGTTGTTGCATTACCTGTTAAAAGGTTTGCATCTAATCGGGTAAAGGCTGTCCAACCGATTTGCCCAATATGACCATAGGTTTCATTCTGTCTAACAAGAGTTAAACCAGCTTGGCCTGTTACCTGTCTTACAGTGTAAGCTGCAAGGTTACCAAAGATAATAGGCTTGGTTCCTGCTCCTGCGTTAACCATATTGTTGTTAATGTAAACAGGGTAACCCAAGATGGTTGGCAACCTGCCAGAACCATCAACATAGTTAGTAACAAAGATTGGCCTTCCGTTATCATCCATAATGCTTGCAACCTGATTAAGGGTTGCGCTGTTCATCATGAAAGCAACTCCTGGTGCATTCCGGTGGGCAGGATCAACATTTCCAACCAAGGTTAAAATATTTGCAGCAGTTATTGCAGTTGTGGATGCAACAGCAGAAGAAGCATTTGCAGCAATTACTATCCCTTTGGGCTGGGAAGATCCAGTTCCGGTTGTCATATGGGTGGCTGTAATTCTACCCAATCTCTGGCCTGCAACAGTTGCAACAATATTTTCAATATCAATCAAACCATCTTGAAATAATTCAAAGCTGGTTAAGATTTGTTTTGAAGAATATTTGTAAGCTCCCAAAGTTGTGGTGGCAACTGTAAATGCAGTTTGGGCTGATGTTCCATTTTCAGCCAACAGTTCACCAGTAACCCCAGTATCATCCAAGGTTGGGAAATTCAAAGCTGAACCTGTATCAGTGTTAATGATGGTTGCAACTTGCATAACAGAATTGTAATCCCGAAGGGCTTCTGTCAGGGTATTATAAAAACTAGAATTAATTAAAGCTCCACCTATGCCAGTTGAACCAACCCCTTGCGCTGCTCTAGCATCAAAAGTTAGGGTGTTGGAATTAAGATCAATTCCGGTTTCATTTGCTGCAACTGCAAATTCATTTCTAAAAGCTGGGGTTCCTTTGGTGAACCAAGCCCTTAAAGAATTGCTAGTGTTAATCTTTGCTTTTTTGTCGCTAACATCTGCAACAAAATTGGGGG